TAGATATGAGTGGAATGAATCTACAGGTGCTTGGGATAAAGTCACTATATAATCCACTTGACATTTTAATTAGAGTTAATTACATACTAGATAGGTATGCAAAAGAAAGTATTAACAGAAGTTGATCTTTATACAGGTGAAATTCAAATGCCAAAAGGCTTTGATATTGATCGTGATAAAATAAGAAACGACATCATAGAATCTTACGTAAATAAAAATAGGATTAACAACAATCCACAAGCTTATGCTTTTGATGATTATGTTGTACCTTTTTCTCAACCTTTACAATGGATGCAAGATTACGTTAGAGATCATTGGAGAGTTGAATATGGTAAAACTTTAGTGACTAAAACTATGCACGGCAATGTTATGCATCCTAAAGAAAAGTCTTGGACAAGAGGTCAAGTTGATCCTGTTGATTTACGTAATTCACCAGACTATACATTAATTTATGGTGTTGATGTTAAAGAAGGTTCTTCAGAATGTATTATTGAATATGATGATAACAGAAGAAAAAATAGAACGTGGCACTTACCTATAAAAGATAATCACTTTATAATGTTCCCTGCTACTAATAAATATTCTTTCTCACCTAATACTTCTACCGGTTTAAATATAATTTTAACAATTAACTATGAATATATCTAATTACTATTGGTATTTTGAATCTGCAATACCACCAAGAATATGTGATCTTATTGTTAAGTATGGTAAGTCAGAAAAAGAAAGAGAGATTATGGCTATTACAGGCGGCTTTGGTAGAGATAGAAATTTAACTAAACAACCTCTTACTAAAGACGAAATAAAAGATTTACAAAAGAAAAGAGATTCAAACATAGTCTGGATGAGTGATCGTTGGATATATAAAGAGATTCAACCTTATGTTCATATGGCAAATAAAAATGCAGGTTGGAACTTTGAATGGGATTTTTCAGAAGCTTGTCAATTTACTATTTATAAAAAAGGCCAATACTATGATTGGCACTGTGATAGTTGGGATAAACCTTATATGGAAGAAGGTCCAACAAAAGGAAAGATTAGAAAATTATCTGTAACCGTAACGTTAACAGATCCAAAAGAATACAAAGGTGGAGAGTTAGAGTTTGACTTTAGGAATTTAGATCCTGATAAAAAACCTAACATTAGAGCGTGTACTGAAATATTACCAAAAGGCTCTTTGGTTGTGTTTCCTTCGTTTGTATGGCATAGAGTTAAACCCGTAACTAAAGGAGAAAGGAATAGTCTAGTGATATGGAATCTAGGTTATCCATTTAAATAATATGAATGATATAAAACAAGGTGGCAGTAGTACACCACAAAAACCAAAAGGACACGTAGATTTTAAATCTGCGTTTTATTTTCAAACACCAGTATGGATTGCAGAAGCACCGATGTTTCTTAAAAATACAATTAAACTAACAGATAAATATATTAAAAAAGCTGATAAACTTCTTAAAGATAAATTAAAAAACGAACCTAAATGGAAAAAAGATATAGGCACATTTGGTTTATCTAAACATAGTGAAAGTTTTTCACAAGACCCTAAAGCAAAAGATTTAGTAGAGTTTATAGGTCAACGATCCTATGAGTTTTTAGATTGGCAAGGATTTAATTTACAAAATCATAGCTTACACTTTACAGAATTTTGGGTACAGGAGTTTAGTGAAAAAGGTGGTGGCCATCATTCTACACATCAACATTGGAATCAACACGTATCAGGATTTTACTTTTTAAAGTGTAGTGAAAAAACATCTTATCCTATCTTTCACGAACCAAGACCTGGTGCAGAGATGACAAAGTTACCGTTAAAAAATCAAGAACAGATTACAATGGGAACTAATCAAATACATTACAAACCTAAACCAGGAACAATGATTATTTTTCCAGGTTATGTTCCTCACGAGTTTGCAGTGGATGCAGGATTAGAACCATTTAGATTTGTACATTGGAATATAAAAGTTGTTGAAACAGCAATATCAAAAGAAAAGAGTATTAAATGAGCTTTAAAAAAAATAAATATATAGTTATCAAAGGAGCTGTACCCAAAGAAATAGCAGGATTTTGTTACAATTACTTTTTACTTAAAAGAACTGTTGCTAGAACTTTTTTCGATCAAAGGTATATCTCTCAATTTACAGAGGAATGGGGAACGTGGAAAGATGAACAAGTTCCAAATACATATTCTCATTACGCAGATTTAGCTATGGAAACTTTATTGATGAGGACTTTACCTGTAATGGAAAATAAAACAGGACTTAAATTAAATCCAACTTATTCATATGCTAGAATATATAAAACTGGAGATATTTTAGAAAGACACAAAGATAGACCAAGTTGTGAAATATCTACTACAGTAAATTTAGGTGGTGATCCTTGGCCAATATATTTAGAACCTAAAAAGAATGTAGGTAAGCCAGAACAGATGGGCGGTAAAAAAGGTATAACTGCGAGTAGTAATAACAAAGGTGTTAGAGTAAACCTAAAACCCGGTGATATGTTGGTTTATAGAGGTATCGAACTAGAACACTGGAGAGAAGAATTTCAAGGCAATGATTGTTGTCAAGTATTTCTACACTATAACGATCAAAATTCTGAATATAAAACCTCTAATGTAAATGATGGAAGACCGCATTTAGGACTTCCAAGTTGCTTTAAAAAGTAATATAATCTTTAAATGGGGGCTGTACTCCACCATACCTACAGCCTCCTTTTAAGGATTATTTATGAGTTTAGGATTTGACGCAATATCAACATTACCGTTCGCTACATCAGGACCAGATTCTGATGTACTAGTATCAACTACTGGTAACGCATTAAATATTTCAATTGGTAGTGTAGGTGTTATAGCGGATTCCGTTGTTCAAGATCCAGATCCAAATAGAGTAACATTAGGTCTTGGAACTTTAACCATTACAGGAGATGCTAATCTTACCGTTACAGGTAATCCTACATCGCTAGGTTTAGGCGCATTTACAGTAACGGCAGATGCTAATGTTTCACCTACAGGAAACGCATTGACGTTAGCAACTGGAAATGTTACAGTAACAGGAACTGCTTTAGTAAATCCAACTGGAGCTGGTTTGACATTAAGTACTAACGACGTAGGTGTAATTACGTGGAATGAAATTATACCAGGAGCAAATATGGTTTGGACACCAATAGATCCAAGTTAAAATTATGGCATCAACATACTCATCAGATCTTAAATTAGAAATAGTAGCAACCGGTGAAAAAGCTGGTCTTTGGGGTACTATAACAAATACAAATTTACAAATATTAGAACAAAGCGCTAGTGGTTATATAGATATTGATATGGCTGGAGCTAGTATAACTTTAGATTTAACAGATGGTGCAACATCAAACGGTAAAAATATTTATTTAAAACTATCTGGAACTTTAGGTGGTGATAGAACTTTAACAATGCCAGCTGGTTCTGAAAGAGTTTGGATTATAAGTGATGAAACAGTTAGAGGAACATCAAATAGAACTTTAAGTGTTTTAACAGCAAGTGGTACATCTCAACCTGTACCTCCAGGAGCAACTTTACTTTGTGTTTCTGATGGTACAAACACAACAACAAAAATTATTGAAAAAGGTTATGCAACTATAACTGATTCTAATTCTCCTTATACAACAGTTGCAGGAGCACAGATTTTTGCAAATACAACAACTAATCCAATTACAATAACTTTACCTGCTTCTCCAGCTGTAGGCGATGAAGTTAGTATTATAGATACAAGAGGAACTTTTGGATCTAATAATTTAATAGTAGATAGAAATGGTCAACCTATTAATACAGGTACTAGTAATCTTACATTAACTACAAACGGTCAATCTATTACTTTAGTTTATGTAGACTCTACTAGAGGTTGGGCTTATAAAACAAACACAGCATAGGAGCTAAAATATGGCTCTTCAACAAATTAAATTTGCGCCAGGAATTGACAAACAGGATACTACTGTTGGTGCGGTAGGTCGTTGGGTTGATTCAGATAATGTTAGATTTAGATATGGATTACCAGAAAAAGTTGGTGGTTGGCAGTCTTTACTTGAAGATACTATTGTAGGTGTAGTTAGAAAACAATTTGCTTTTGTAGATTTAGAAGGCAATAGATATGTAGCATTAGGTACAGATAAATTTTTATTAGTTTATTTTGAAGGACAACTTTTTGACATTACACCTTTAAAAACTGATATTACTGGTGCAACGATTGCAACAGTAGACACTTCAGCAACTTGCACTATTACAACTTCATCAGCACATGGAATAAATGTAGGTAATATAGTTTTATTTGATAGTGTAACTTTACCAGGCGGTACAGGTTATGCAGCATCAGATTTTGAAGATAAGAAGTTTCAAGTTATTAGCGTTCCAACTCCAACAACTTTTACAATTACACAAAGTTCAAACGCAACAGGAACTGTTGCAACAGGTGGTAGTATTACTTTAAAACCTTACGAGCCCGTTGGTCCAGCAGAACAATCTTATGGTTATGGTTTTGGTATTGGTAACTATGGTGGAACAATTACCGGTGTTGTACAAACAGAATTAAATGGATCACTAAACGCAGATACTGCTGGTACAGGTGGATCGGGGACCGCTGTTACTGTAGATTCAACTACTGATTTTCCAGCTGCCGGTACAATTGCAATAGCCAATGAATTAATTACCTATACATCAAAAAATTCTACACAATTTTTAGGTATCACTAGAGGCACAAATGGAACAGCAACTCCTGGCACATCAAATGGTCAAGCTCACAGTACCAACACTGTTGTTCAAAATGCAACTAATTTTACAGGATTTGGTAGTGCCGTTGAAGCATCAACGGTTACATTAGAACCAGGCCTTTGGTCACTTAATTCTTTTGGACAAGTTCTTGTAGCAACAATATTAAATGGTAAAACATTTACTTGGAATGCAGGGATCGCGGCTAGATTTACAACAAGAGCATCAACAACTACAACTACTTTTTTAACTACAAATAATCCAACTGCAACACGAACAACTTTAATTTCACCAACAACAAGACACTTAATTCATTTTGGAACTGAAATAACTATCGGAGATCCAAGTACACAAGATGATATGTTTATTAGATTTTCTGCTGATGAAAGTATTAATGAGTATACCATAGAAGCCGTTAACACAGCAGGTTCACAAAGATTACAAGATGGTACAAAAATTGTAGGAGCTTTAGTTGCAAAAGAAAATATTCTAGTATGGACTGACAATGCATTATACACAATGAAATTTGTAGGTGCACCTTTTACATTTGGCTTTGAACAAGTTGGTACTAACTGTGGATTAATAGGACAGAACGCTGCAATTGAAATTGATGGTGTTGCGTATTGGATGGGTAATAATGGTTTCTTCTCGTTTGATGGTACAGTTAATACTTTACCTTGTTCTGTTGAAGATTATGTATTTGATGATATTGATACAACTAAAGGTCAACAAATTAATGCAGGTATTAATAATTTATTTACAGAAGTTGTTTGGTGGTATCCTACAACAGGATCTGATTTTAATGATAGATATGTAGTTTACAACTACGGTCAAACAACTCAACCCGTTCCTATGGGTAATTGGTACACAGGTACAAATACAAATTCAATTAGAACAGCTTGGATTGATTCATTAGTTTATCCAAGACCATATGCTACAGCTTTTAATAATTCTAATACTGGAACTTTCCCTACAATCATAGGTGAAACAGGATTAGGTCAAAGCGTATTGTTTGAACATGAAGTAGGAACAGATCAAATTAATCCAAATGGAAGTACAACAGTGTTAACTTCTTTTGCACAATCTTATGACTTTGCTTTACAGACCGATCAAGGTATTGGAGAATACTTTTTAGCTATGAGAAGATTTTTACCTAACTTTAAAAATTTAGTAGGAGATGCACAAATTACTATTTCAGTAGCTGATTATCCTGCAGATCCTAATACAAATACAGCTTTAAGCCCCTTTACAATTACTGCAAGTACGACTAAAGTAGATACACGAGCTCGTGGTAGATATGCTGCGCTTAAAATTGAAAATACAGGATCAGGACAATCTTGGAGATTTGGTACATTCCAAGCTGATCTACAACCAGATGGAAGAAGATAATGACTAAAGTAGTAGTAAGATTACCTGAACCTAAAAAAGAATATAGTGAGGACAACCAAAGACAAATTAACAGAGCGTTAACTACAATTATTGAACAGTTAAACTCTACATATTTAACACAATTAAAAGAAGACTCTGAAAGATACACTTTTTTTGGATTAGGATAAATGGCAAATATATATAAAAATGATAAAGTAAGTTTAACTAATACAGATCTTACAACTTTATACACGGTACCCTCTAACTCTAGAGCTATTGTTAAATCTATAAACGTGGCAGAGGATGCTGCAAGTACAGCAGTTGTAAAAGTAACTTTAACTAATGCATCAGGCACAGCTTTTGTAATTGACAATGATGTTAATTTAACTGCTGGTTTAAAAGAACAAGTGTTAACAGAACCTTTGATTATGGAAGAAAATGAAATACTAAAAGTGCAAGCGGCTAGCGGAGCGGTGGACGTGGTTGCATCAATATTAGAAATAAATAGAGAGGACAGATAATGTCATTTGTAGAGACAGAAGCTTCAGTTAGATATGAGATAATTAA